TAGCCCGGGAAAAGCAGGATTTGGAGCGTATTGCACAACAGCTTTACGAAGAGAATAACCAGCTCAAAGAGTATGTACAGACCGGAAGCAAGCAATATATCGATCAGTCCAAGACATTGGCTGAAAATGAGCTTGAATCTGCCCGGAATCAGTACAAAAAAGCCCAAGAAGCCTTTGATGCAGACGCTATTTTGGCTGCTCAAGAGGCCCTTTTAGAGGCCAAAATGAAGGTAAATGCCCTAAATAGTTATAGGCAGGCCCCTTTACAACAGCCTCAAAATAGGGTACAACCGCAACAATACAGAGAACCAGAGCCGCAACTAGACGAAAAAACCCTGCGCTGGCAGGCCAAAAACCAGTGGTTTAGTGCAGAAGGCTTTGAGGATGTATCCAGCTACGCATTAGGGCTGCATAAAAAACTAATGAACGCAGGCTATGACCCGCGCAGTGACGAGTATTTCAACGAAATTGATACTCGCGTGAAGGATAAGTTCCCAGAGGTATTTGGGAATGAACGAGCTAAGTCAAATGAGTCCCCACGACGGCCTGTTTCGGTAGTCTCTCCTGCTGCACGTTCATCAGGTAAGAGAACGATCCAAATGACGCCCAGAGCTTTAGCTTTGGCAAAGAAGTTTGGTATCACCCCGCAGCAATATGCTGTTCAACAAGCTAAATTGGAGAACTCAAATGAATGAAACTCGTAAACCCCGTGACCTAGAGACACGCACTGAATCTGTAAGGTATGTTTATAAACCGTCTAGTTCTTTGCCAGACCCCAAAGAAGAACCCGGGTACACCTATCGCTGGATAGCGACGGCAGTACATGGTAATTCTGAGGTAATGATGACAAATGTATCGCGCAAACTCCGCGATGGATATGTCCCAGTTAAGGCAGAGGATCATCCGGAATTGATGGTTCCCGGAAATCCGAAGACAGGCAATGTTGAAATAGGTGGGTTAATGCTCTGCAAAATCCCAACCGAAAAGGCAGAAGCTATGGCTGAGTATTTCAATGGGCAAGCTCAAGGCCAGATGGAATCGGTAGATAACAGCTTTTTGCGTCAAAGTAACCCAAAGATGCCGTTGTTTGCAGACAGAAAATCTACAACAACTCGCGGAAGGTTAAATTGATAATTTTGTTTTAATTTTTGGAGTCCTTAAATGGCAGCAGTAGCATCCCCCTACGGCCTACGAGCCGTAAATGAGCTGGGTGGTACACCTTATGCAGGTGCAACCACCTCCTATCTCATCGACCCCGCCGGTACAGCATCGAGTATCTACAATGGTTCGCCAGTGTATGTAAACGCTTCTGGTTATCTGGCAGTAGCAACCGCAACCGGCGCTGATGCGACGACTAACGGATTCCCCACAGGTACGGCTAATACCGGTATCGTTGGTGTGTTTGTTGGCTGTTCGTATATCAACACGCAAGGCCAAGTAATTTATGCTCAGTATTACCCCACCGGTACGACTGGCGTGATTAATGCCTACGTGGTGAGCGACCCCGGCGTTGTGTTCCAAGTTCAGTCTGCTGGCTCTGTCACGCAAGCTGCTTTGGGCGCAAATGTGTTCTTCTCGACTGGCGCAGTGGCAACCGGTAGTACTTCTACTGGAAACTCTACCGCATCTGTTGTAGCAGGCTCTAGCGCCGTCACTACCACCGCCGCGTTCCGCGTTGTTGGTTTTGTCAACATGCAAGGTTTCTCTGTTGTGGGCGATGCCTTCACAGACATCCTTGTGAAACTTAACCCCGGCTATCACAGCCACACCAACGCAGTTGGCCTGTAAGGAGTAAATCATGGCTATTTCACGCGCACAACTGCTTAAAGAGTTGCTTCCCGGTCTAAACGCTTTGTTTGGTTTGGAGTATGAACGCTACGGTGAGCAGCATAAAGAGATCTACGAAACTGAGCAATCAGAGCGTAGCTTTGAAGAAGAAACCAAGCTGTCCGGATTCTCGGCTGCACCGGTTAAGAATGAGGGTTCTGCCATTGCTTATGACAATGGACAAGAAGCATTCACCGCCCGGTACAACCATGAAACCATTGCCTTGGGCTTTTCTATCACGGAAGAGGCTGTGGAAGATAACCTGTACGACTCCCTGTCGGCTCGTTATACCAAGGCTCTGGCCCGTGCTATGGCTTACACCAAGCAAGTTAAGGCTGCATCAGTTCTTAACAATGGCTTCTCTTCGTCCTACCTTGGTGGTGACGGCGTGGCCCTGTTTAGCACGGCTCACCCCTTGGTCTCTGGTGGAACCAACAGCAACCGCCCATCCACCAATGCTGACCTGAATGAGACTTCGTTGGAAAACGCAGTTATTCAGATCGCAGCTTGGACTGATGAGCGCGGCCTGTTGATTGCGGCGCATCCCCGTAAGCTTATTGTTCCTCCTGCTCTGCAATTCGTTGCTACTCGTCTGTTGGAGACCAGCCTGCGTGTTGGCACTACCGACAACGACATTAACGCTTTGAAGAACAACGGTTCAATCCCTGAAGGCTACACCGTTAACAACTTCTTGACCGACAGCAACGGTTGGTTTTTGACCACTGATGTACCTAACGGTCTGAAGCACTTTGAGCGTATGGCGCTGACTAACAGCATGGACGGTGACTTTGACACCGGCAATGTCCGTTACAAGGCCCGTGAGCGTTACAGCTTTGGCTGGTCTGATCCTCTGGGTGTCTTCGGATCGCCCGGTTCGGCCTAATTGGGTTCAGTAAGGTAGAGGTGACTGGCCTGCCACTAAGGCCCCTTCGGGGGCCTTTTTTATTTGCACAAGCGTTTAAATTTATGATATATTGCAGCCATTCCGGGCTTTCCGGTGCATCAAACTGTCCCGGCAGACGACATACCGATTGATGCACTTCACTTGTATGTAAGGAATTATCATGGGATTCGCAACTCATCTCGGCCCTTGGCTGCTCGGCACTGTTAAAAACACCACCGGCACGACTGCTGGAACCATCCGCAACATGGGTGCAACTATCGTTGCCCAGACCTATACCGCAGCCACAGCCACTATTTTGGCATCCCCCACCGCAGTACAGATGTTTGTGCTACCTGCGGGCGCTAAGATTGTTCGCTTTGGCCTTGAAGTTAATGTTGCCCTGACTGGCGCGACTAACTGCGGCGTTACCATTGGTAGCAGCGGCACTGCCAACTTGTACATGGCCTCGGTCAACACCGGCACTTCAGCGGTTCAAACTTCCCCCGCTACCATTGCAGCAGCTACTTCAGGTGTTTATGACAGCATTGGCACAACTGATGCAATCGTTTACGGTACGTTTACCGCAGCTACTGCTGACGCTACTGCCGGTACGATTACTGTCACTGTTGAGTACATCGTTCGTGACTCTGACGGTTCAGCCAACCCAACCGCTACACAGCAGTAATTAATCTTGGGGGCTTCGGCCCCCTAATAACAGGAGATTAATTATGATGCAAACAGACGTAAAAAGCGGCGCGGCAGCGGCGGGAGCGACCACTACTATTTTTGCTGGCCCATCCCGCATCAAGGGTATATCCATTAGTTACTCAACAGGTGCAACGGTTGTATTAAATGATGGAACAGGCGGCACAGCCATGTTTTCTTTTACTGCGCCAGCGGCTGCGGGGTCTATATATATGGTATTCCCCGGTGAAGGCATTAGATGCAGCACCAATATCTCTGCCGTGGTATCAGCAACTACAACCGCAGTAGTGTTCTATGGCTAAGAAAACCCCATCCCTTGCAGTAGGCCGTGGCGAGAAGCTACCGGTCTCCAAGGGGGCTGGACTGACTTCCAAAGGCAGGGCTAAATATAACGCAGCTACAGGGTCTAATCTAAAGGCTCCACAGCCCGAAGGTGGCCCCCGTAAGAAATCATTTTGCGCTCGTATGTCAGGTATGCCCGGCCCGATGAAAGACGAAAAAGGCAAGCCTACCCGCAAGGCGGCTTCCTTGGCAAGATGGAAATGTTAGGAAAAAATTATGACTAATAAAAAGATGGCTGATGGCGGCTCTACTTCAAGTCGTGGTCTAACTAATCTTGGCCTATATGCAAGAGGTTTAAAACGTAAGCAAGAAGACGTTGACCGCAGATTATCAAGAAAAGTAGAGGATTATGGTTTTGAAGAAGGTACGCGGGATTTTGACACCGCCAAGAACCAAGTTAAAAGATCTGTTGGCCCTGCTGTTGATGATTATCGTTCTCCCGATGTACCAAAATTGGTTTCTTTAAGGGCCGCAAAAGAAGATGAAATAAGCGCAAAAAATGCCGCGCCGCCAAAAAGGGACTTTAGCAAAATGCAGTTTCTTGATGACGGCATGAAAAAAGGCGGCAAGGTGTCTAGTGCATCCAGCCGTGCTGACGGCATAGCTCAACGCGGTAAAACTAAAGGCAGGATGTGCTGATATGACTGACGCGATACAAACTGCCCGAGAACTAGCTACCCATGCCTCGGACATTGCACACTTGCAATCAGATATGGACAAGATGGCCTCGGATATAGATGAGATTAAGAAAATGCTGACCAACATTAACACCACGTTGGCTGAAGCCAAGGGTGGCTGGAGAGTACTGATTGGTGTCGCAGGCGCTGGCGGTGTTCTTGGGGCAACGCTAACGCATTTTGCAAACTGGTGGACTAAGTAATGCCATCGACCAGTAAAAAGCAACACAATTTCATGGCTGCTGTGGCGAATAGCCCTGCTTTTGCCAAGAAAGTAGGAGTTCCGCAGTCTGTGGGGCAAGATTTCAGTAAGGCCGATAAAGGCAAAACTTTTAAACGAGGTGGTGATATGGCTAAAGCAAACCCTTTCATGGAAATGATTGCTAAGAAAAAAGCAA